TAGTAAGCGCGGTCGAAAACGCCGCCGGCGTTGATTACGCGCCCCTCGAGGTATCCGGCGCGCTCGTAATGCTTCGCCGGCGTCAGAATGAAATTGATAGGGTCCAGGTACTTAACCAGCGTCCGCTTTCGCGTGAGCTTGCATCCGACAAAGTCGCCGTACTGGATCAGAAGCGCCGTTATAGCGCTGCTCACGTTCGCCGCCTGCAGCTTCGGCCGCGGTAATGTGCCCTTGCCGTTGTATTCGAACCCGGTCGCGCTTACGGGAAACGGGTAATACGTGACGCCTTGCCAGACGATCGGCTGTAATAGCTCGTTCGTGCCGCCGTGGTAATTGACGACCGGCCCGCCTATGCTCGTCAGGTCCAGGACGTACAGTTCGATGATTGCCGACGGCGCGAGCTTTTGCAGTTCCGAAACGATCGAAATCGGGGTATTTGCTGGCATGGTTTAAGGCTCGAAAACCTGGTCGAATTGCGCGCTGATATCCCACAGATATTTCGCGCGGCCGGTCGCTGCGTCGACGCCGTTCCCGTTTACCGGCGCCTTCGTGAACTGGCGACAAACGAACGTCAGCGCGAACGATTCGCCCGGCGGCGTCCACTGGAACGACTGAAGCGCGCCCATACTCGTTAGGAATCCGTATATCGCCGCCGCTTCCGCGTCGGTGCGCTTCGTGAATTGCAGCGACCAGCCGGCCGGGTTCGCATTCAGCCCGAATTGCGTCCGCTGCTCGTATCCGTCGCCCATCGCGGCGACGTGAATATTCGGCTTATAGTTGCCTTGCGCGCCGAAGTCCGGCGCCCAGGTAAAGACGTTCGCCATTAAAAATTCCTCGTGCTTGAGAACATGCCGCCGTCGCGCTGCTGGCGCATCAGTTCTTGAGTGACCGCCGCTTTAACCGCTTCGGCCATGCGCTTCCCTTGCTGGTCGCCGCCGATTGCGGACGATCCGTCGCTGTTGACCGTTACGTTTGTCTGGATCGTGTGGCCGCCCTGCTGCTGGTTGCCTTTCATGCTTACCGGGATCGACCGGCCGTCCGGCAGCGGGACATATGCTTCGTTGTGCGATCCTTCGCCGAATAGCGCCAATTGCGGCGACTTCGCGACGCCGCCCGTCGCATACTTCGTCAGCGGAACGGATCCGCCCGGCCCGAAAACGCCGCCGTTCGCGAACGGAAGTGCAGTCGTCGTAATGCTCGCCGTCGGCGCCGCGCCGACCTGGACGCCCGCACCATTAATCGACTGTCCGCCGCCGCCGCCGACGCCCAGGCCGGCGCCGATCAGCTTAAGGAGCGGCGCCATAACGGTTTGTTGAAGCGCCATGCGCAACAGGTCTTTAATGATGCTGTCGGCGAACGCCTTAAAGTCGACCTTGCCGCCTTCCAGGAACGTTTCCATCGCGTCCGCTGTGCCTTTGAACGTGTCGCCCCAAAGCTTTTGCACCTGCGTCGCGGCGTCCGTCGACTGGTCGATATAGTCCTGGAATGCCTTCGTCTGGCCCTGGCCGCTCGAGCGCGACGCGTTGTAATTGTCCTCGAGCGCGCCATTAATTTTCGCCTTGCGCGCGTCCGCGTCCGCCTGGATCTGTGCCGCCTGGTCCGGGTTCGCGACGATCAGTTTCGCCGCTTCCGCCTGGATTTTCATGTCGGCGATAAGCTGCTGGCGCGCGAGCGAGTTTTTACGCATCAGGACGGTTTCGTCCTCGAGCTTCGCGACTTCGACGTCGGTCGCCGCGCTTTGTTGCTGCAGCGTCGACGCCAGGTTCGCGTCTTCGCGCGCGTTGACCGCCGCGCGGATATCCTTTTCCAATTGCTGATAGCGTGCGGACGTCTTCGCCAGGCCCTGCTGCTCGACCTGCGCCATTTCGACCGCGACCTGTGCTTCGCGATTGCTTACCGTGCGCGCCTGCGCTTCCGCGGCGATTTGCTTCGCCCGAGCTTCGCCGCCCTGGAACGCCTTCGCGGACGCCAGCGCTTGCTGTTTCGCGTCATCGGCGCCGGCCAGCGCGCGCAACGTCGCGATTTGATCCGACGACAGGCCCTTCAGCTTGCCTTGCGCAATATCCAGGTTCAGGACCGCCAGACGCGACGCGTCCAGGACCTTTCCGAAGCGTTCGACCTGCGCGATTTCGCTGTCCAGCTTGCCGCCGTCATCCGTCAGCGACTGGCGCCGCGTCTGATACGCGTTTTCCAGCTTCTGGCCGGAATGGTCGACCTTCGGCTTTTTCAGCTTTTCGTCGCGCTTGCGGATCGCCGCTTCAATTTCGCCGGCGTGCGCCTGCGCGTCCAGCGCGTCTTTATCGTTCGGGTTCGCCTTCAGCGCGGCGTCCAAATCCCTATGGAACCGCTTGATTTCCTCGTCCGCGCGATTGACGTCGCCGGCCATGTTGCGCCAGTGACTGCGAAGCGCCTCGATACCCGCGATCCCCTTTTGCTGGGTCTGGTCGTCGGCGGACTTCTTTTGCGCGTCCGCTTGTTCCTGCGCGAATTTTTTCCGAAGCGCGTCCAGCTTCGTTTCGTCGTCTTTCGACCAGACGTCCGCGCCGTCGTTGTAATCGTTAAACAACGTCGGACCCGAATTCGCGCCGTTTTTCTTCGCGAGCATTTTCGCGATTTGCTGGCCGGTCGTTTCGGTGCGGCCGAAACCCTTAAGCGCGTCGACGGCGTCGCCGATCGCATCCCGTACGCCGTGCCAGGCTTGCTCGAGCAAACCCAGGTTCTGGACCGCGTCGCCGCCCAGGTGCTTATAGAGCGCGTCCGCGACGACCTTTTCCGCTTCCTCTGTGCGGCCTTGTTCCTCGAGCGCGACAATGTAGGCGTATTGCGCGGCCGTAATGAAATGGTATTGGCGGTTGTGTTCTTCGGCCCATTTCGCGACGCCGGTCGACATTTTCGCGAAGTCCGCGACGATTTTGTCGGACGACTCGCCGCTAAGGTGCGCCAGCAATTCGACGTCTTTCCCCAGGACCAGAAGGTTTTCGGACGTGAAACTACCTGTCGAAATCAGTTCCTGAAGTGCCGCGCGCGCGGAATGGATCCCGCCGGGAAACTGTTCGCCGACCGCATGCGCCAGCGCGTTAAAACGGTCCTCAGTGATGCCGGCATACGTGCCGGTCATTTCCATCGAATGCGCGAACGCGGACGATTCCGACGCGCCCTTCGCGAACGCGACGACCAGGCCGCCGAGCGCCGCGACGACGCCGATAATCGTCGCGCCGGTCGCGCTAAACAAAAGGGACATGACGTTAATACGTTCGCCCAGGACCATCAGCGACCCGCCGAACTTCGTCCAGTTTCCTTGCGACGCCTCATGCATCAGGACCAGCAATTCGCGCTTCGCGCCCGCCGTCTTAAACGACAGGTCGTTCATCGCGTGGCCGCCGTCGATCCCCAGCCGGCGAAGGTTTTCGATCGCCGGCCCGAGCGAATCGCCCATCCCGGCGGCGTTCGCCTTCCACTGCAGGATTTCGGACCGCGACTTTCCGACCGTCTGCGTCAGGTTATCGATTTGACGCTGTAACGCTTGCTGTTGGCGCGTCAGTTGCGCGACGCTGGACGTCGTCCCGTTAATCGTCTGCGTCAGGCCCGCGACCTGGCTCGTTCCGCTTACCGTCGCGTTAATCTGGACCTGCGCGCGCGTCGTATTGAGTGCCATTAGCTTGTCGTCTTCCGATCGTTCATAACCGCGACGGCCGCCGCTTCCATCGCTTGTATATCGTCCAGGGTCTTCGCTGGGTCGATGACCTGGAACGTCCGAAACAGGAAGTCCAGGGACTGGTAATTCATCCCCAGGACCGCGCCATTACTCGCGACCCATTGCGTCGACATGCGTAAAAACAGGGACAAGGTTTCCCAGTTTTCGGCCAGGACTTCGAAGTCTTCGGCCCTGTTTTGTACCTTGCATGCCTCGATGACTTCAGGCGGCGCCCCGTATGCCTCCAGGTCCGCCGCCAGGTCCGAGTCGTCCGGCGTGCCGCCGCGCGCCCAGTGCTGCGCGGCCTCGATTAGTTTTTTCTTTCGACGCCGTATGCGGACGAAAAGAACGAACCGACGATCGCCGGCGC